ATCCCATCTTCCGTTTGGGTGGGTCTGTCATCTCACGCTTTACTTGCTCAAGCGGTGTCCACGTAGTGTACCCCGCCAGAAGCTTTCGAGCATATGTGAGACGTTCAGATGTCTCAGTTTTTTCAGGATACTTATATCTACAGTACCTGAATCCTATTGAGCCATAATCACCGATCTTCAGCTTATCCAGCTGGAAACCGTATGGCGCAAGACGCATAAAATCATGCGTCTCTATTAGGCCTGAGTCCTCAGGAAAATACGCTGGCACAAGCTTGACTTTTAACTTGTACTTAGCGAAGACATTGGCTAACTCTTTCCAGAGTTCCATACCATACACATAACTAAGGGGCCCGAAGTACGATTTGTACTTCTGAAGAGCACCGTTCATTATTGTATACAGCCATGGTTCCAGTGAAGCTAGCTTCATGTCGGTAGGCGCTCTTACAAAAAGAGGCCTGACATCCGTCCCGAAGTAGTAATCACCACCGCAGGACTCCCTGAAGCCAGCTGTTGGCGAGTAAAACGATTTGGTGTCATTTATGATGAAACCAACCGAAGTACACACACTAATAAAAGTGGGTGCACACTCGCTAGGTACTATACAATCATCCCCAAAAACGGAGACCTCATTATTATGAGGAATCCGAAAGTCGGGGACGACAGTCACACGATTTACTTCGTGATTGCGACTGCACTGCACAGTAGCTATTGCTATGCTCCAGAAGACCAGTGTTTCGAGCGGGAACGTTGTTGCATTCCCCATGGTGGCGAACATATTACATGGTACTACGTCATCATCCCTTATCGAGACAAATCCGGTTCTCATGGAGTCCAACCAACCAAACCATTTACGAGGTAATAACCACTCACTGAGGTCTGTTGATACACAGTCTGACGCACTAGACCAGTCGATCGTGGCTTGAAGGCCAGTCACGCTCGCCCGCTGCGCAAGTAACTTATGTAACTCTTGCACTGTGGAAACGTCGAGTCCATATGCTGCTAGACGCCGGTAAAACAATAGCATAATACCTTGCTGAAAAAACATATTCAGTGTTGGTTCCTTTGCTATAAACCGACGGTTTTTGGCATCTTTCTCAACTGTTGTTGCACGTGACCAAGCTACTTCATCATATATCCGCCTATCGAAGGGACGCGCATGTTGCGCGCTACCCACTTCGAAAGGTAGCTGCCAAAGAGTGCTCAATGCATCCCGCATTGAGGTGTTCCACTCTAGGTAAGAGTTGAAGAGCTTGATTGCTCGATCTGTACCTGAAACAGGAAGGGCGAACTTATTTTCCCACGAAGTATCCTCGAAAGGTACCCCAATGGATGAGCCCGAAGAGTGTTTACACTCCCGGAACACCTCTTCCGTCGTTATGTCGCCTAGCACATTGTGACATATTTTTCGCGCAGTGATAAGAATCTCATCACGAAGCGTATACCCTGAGTGCCTACAGGGACGATCTACATAAATTGGCAAGTTCAGCCCTTTATATGTGTAAGACCGCATGTGAAGGTTAATCTCCGAAAACTTGTTTAAGGCTTTTAGAGTAAGAGCTTCGACATTTTTGGCGTTACCATCGTCAAATTTCTTCAACGTGGATTTTGACTGTTCAGAACAGTAAAACTGAGCAATAGGTTGGGCGTCTACTCCTGTGTAGCGTGAGCTACATGCCCGTCCTAAGTCATTAGTCATTGCCCTTGCAACCGATAAGGCGATAGCTGAAGGGTTAAAAGAACGAGTACCTCGGTTCTTCCTTTTGGTGTTTAGCTTTTTCACAAGTGTTCCTCAAGTGAGAAGAACCTACTAACGTGTAGTAGGCCCTGGTTATTGTAACGGGATCATTTCCCCGTATGCTTAGCCGGTATTACCCAATGTAAAGAAGCCGTTTAAGGCTGAATTGGAAAATACTTGGGCTATCTGCAAGGTGTGCTCGGTAATAATCGCCGAGCTAACAGTGACTGGCTCAGCCAGCTCACCCTTGAAGATTGCATCTTCATAGACGCCAGTCGATACTTCAACTGGCCACTTGATAGTAACAAATCGCCTTTCCTTGCCGTACCCAGTCACCGAACTTTTCGATGTTGGGGCAGGAACGGGCGTGAACGTAAACAAACGACGAGAAATCTTCGTTGTATCCGTATCAAACGCCGCACAAGACGACCCAGGTTTTGCACCACCGATGAGAGACAAAGCAGTAGCTGTGCCTCCTGTCGGACCGACCGAAGTAGCCCCTATATTAAGGGACGCTGCATCAATTGTCATTAGGATGACTCCTTTTATTGTCGATGCCTATGAAAAGGCTAGCTTGATAAGAGCTATAATATCGACGGTTGAGGTGATGTCCTTGACGAGTCCGCGAAAATCTGAAGTCACGAACGCATCTAAGACGCGTGGAGTCCACAAGCTCCGATTGTAGCTAAACGAATGCTGAACATAGTCATCACCCGAAGCTATGGTGGTGTAGCCGTTACTTGACTCAGTAATGAACCTATAAATTTCATAGGTATCAAGCTTTGTCACGACGCCACCTCCAAGTATTTCAATGCTAGGGTCGCTAAATGCAGCAACCGCACGTAGAGCAGTACTTATATTGCTCACACGGTCGATTAGAAACGAATAGGGCATAATAGCCCACAAAGTCTCAGGTGCATCTTTTAACCTTAAACCATACTTATAACGCCAATCACGTACCGGGTTACTAAGCCGGTAGTGGACATACGCTTTGGATTTAACATCCTTACTATGGCCATGGTAGTACATATCGTACCCCTGGGACCAGGTATAACGTATATCCGGGTCTACGACGGAATTTCTATCGTCGCAAGACCCATGGGCTGTAAGTATCACTTGTTTGGCATCACGAGGATCACCACTAGCTCCCAAAGAGGAGATGATGGTCCCAATGCTATTGTACAAAGGAAGATATCCAAATCTCCCTGAGGCCCAAGCCTCTGCAGCAGAACGAGTAACGGTGTTATTAACCTTATTTGTTATAGGGTTACGCCGTGAAGTCCTTCGCAGAGACTCTGTTAAGTGACGTATTGATTCGAGAGGGTCCCTCAAAAGGCGGACCGTATCGCGCATTTCAGCGATATCCTCGGCAATACTATATGGTGACCTATCGATGTTACCAAGTGCTTTCGCCTTAGCTACATCCTCTGTTATTGAACTCACAGACGCAGTCCTTGCGCCAGATGGTGGCCAATGTGCCAGCATGAATTGAGTCAATGAACCGCCAGAAGTGGTATATGTATTACCGCCGGGAATAGTCCTCGTTTGAAAGAAGGACCCACCCCCACCAGTCTTTTCCACCTTGGAATAGGAACACGGGTTGTTAATTAAAGCTCCATCCGCAATCTTTTTCTTGAAACCAGGTGTCACAGTATCTACCATAGATTCAGAAACGTAAGAAATATACGTGGACGTTGGTCCAACGTAACTCCCGCCGTTCCTGAACATTTGGCAGTTTTGACTGTTTATAAATGGTCCTTTGGATCTCGATCTGGACATGCTTTAATCTCCGTGTCATTGAAACTAGAGTCAGCTAGTGGATCTAACTCTACTACTACTTCTGTGTACTTGGCATTGAACCTCAACACGTTCCAAAACATCATTCCGATGTCAAAGAGCCGTGCTCTAGACCTTCGTCTCACGACGGAGTAAGAGTAAAGAGGTAAGCTGTCGCAACACTCTGCAGTACCCGCCGACGGCGCCGTAAGGCCACCCGAAGACGGTAAGTTAACGCTCTGCTCCTCATTAACGAGGCGCTTCGCTTGCAGTTGTGTATCATCCTTATCACCACTTTCCGAACAGGTATTGATATTTTCTTCCATCAACACCTCCGGTTAAGTGTCGTGACGTTCCCATGCTATAGGGAAGCTGTTAATAGCGGCAATGGTCTAGCAAACCATCACAAGGGCAGATATACTACTTAAGGTCTTACGACCTACCTCTAGGTACCGGGCAATAACTCCCGGACTAAAGGGCAAGCGGAGCG